GCTGGTCTTTTTACCTAGAACGAACCCGAATGATCCTGTCACGACAGACGCAAGGGTCGTAATGGCTTGGGCCTTGGTAGCGTCACCTGCAGGCATTGCGAAGAAGACGACCATCAGGGCGACCAGCGAAAGCGCGAAGGCTATCGCCGCAAAATTCCCCGATTTTTCGTCCCCACCTCCAAAGATCTTGCCGATAAGGCCGAGTTCAATTTTTCGCGCTTCTCGAAAATCAGATGCCAGTGTGCCTGGCTGAGAGAAACCGCCGATCGGGCCAGTGGTGTCAGTCATCACATCACCGACAATGTATAGGAAAAGAAACGAGTAAGTCCGTGCGGGCCATCCACTGAGTCCCAAAAAAGGTACATGCTCAGTGGTCGGCCCATGTATGTTCCAGCATTATCGACTGTATAGGTCGTTCCCATGCCGCTATCGGCATTGAAGAGCCGGATATTAACTTTGCCCGGCCCAATTTGATCGGCTTCTACGCGCTGGCCTCCGTCATCCTTTATCCAATTGAGCGAAAAGCGGAGCTCATTCAAAACGATTGTGACGATTTTGTCCTTGGGGCCGAGTACGGCCGATCCACTGTCGACGACGGTTCTTCCAGAAATCTCTAATGCCATTTCGCTCAATCCAAGCCATACGCGATAGCTGCACAGTCCAGCCCGACAATCAACGCCTCAGAGATCGCTGTTCGCGTTGATCCACTGGAACTGAGCGTCATCAGGTTCGCCCCCTTGCCCGCCACCTCCCGCAGAGCCCAGACCGCCCGCCCGACGCGCTCCACGTCCGACCGACCCAGCGCGCCCCTGAACGTCCGGTCTTCCTCCTGGATCATCGCCTCGAGGTCGCGCACGAACTCCTCCCGCTCCCGGCGCTTCACCGCGAAGCCGTCGCCGCCCCGGGTGATCTTGCGGGTCTGGTCGATGGAGGGCGGGGTCAGACCCTTCTCCGGGTCCAGCAGTTCGTAGTCGTCCCGGTAGCGGAGGCCGGCAGCGTGCTGGGTCCGGGTGATGGAGCCTGCAGTGAGCAGGGTCTCCAGCCCGTCACGCGATGCGCGCGGCGCGCCCTTGCTGGCCTCATGCTTCGACGTGCCGATGGTCAGGCCGCGCAGGGCCTCCAGACCGCGAAGTTCCTCCAGATCGGCGGCGGCGGCCCGTTCAGAGATCCGGGCGTCAATCTCGCGGTCCAAGGCCTCCAGCATCCGGTGACCAACCCGGCGGGTGTCGAGGTCGGTCGAGGCGAGCTTTCTCTCGGCGTCAGCGAAGCGCCAAGCCTGGCCTTCGGTCAGCGTCACGCCCCGGATCGTCACCGGCGCCATGTTGTCGTTGGCCACGGCAATGTTGTCGTTCGCTCCGATGACGCGGGGGAGCGAGGGTTTCGCGTAGCGCTGGCGCTTCTTGCGGCGGTCGGTCTTGCTCATCGGGATTTTTCCAGGCGGAGGTGGAGTGCTAGCTTCGCCGTATGACGCGTGAATGGGCGAGATTCTGGTTTGCGATGGCCATTATGGCGGCCGCGGGGGTGGCGGCTGCCTATTTGGCATTGGGTCGACCTTGGGATCTGGGATCTGTGGCAGACTGGCTTGCAGGCAGCGCAACGCTGCTGGCGGTATGGGTCGCATTGAGGACCGCGCGGCATCAGGGCGCGCTTGCCTTGCAAGTTGCGCGAGAAGAGCGAGATGAAAGGCTGGCGGTATTGCGTGAAGAAAGAATTCGTTTTTCTAAAGCAATACTGTTCGTTGCGGTTCACGCGCACGCCAACTTGCAGACGATCACCGATCTTTACAGCCAAAGCTCGTCCATTAAGGGGATGGAGAATTCTATCTCCAAGACGGAGGTGTGCAAAGCCGTTTCGCGAAGTCTTGCTGGCTTGATGTCGGTTCATGCGCCTTCGACGCGGATGATGCGGCAAATACTGGACATCGAGACTTCCTGGGGAATTGCCGTCAACGTGGCAGACCTGAAAATTCAGCTTGCAACGCCTGAAGTCGAACGATCTTGGGCTATGGCAATGGCCCAGCTTGACAGCACCTGCGACAGGTTGGCTGCTCAATGCCTTGAGGCCGGAGCGGTAATCAGCCCGTTCGATGATACCTACGTGCAAAGCAGGCTCGCGCGTGCCCAGGCAACTCATAGCTAGGTTCATGCCGCCGCCCTCCACTGGCGATTCTCATGGTTCAGCCAGTAGGTCGAGCCGTTCAGGACGACAGCGCGGGGGAAGCCGCCGGCGCGGAGGCATAGGCTGACGAGAGCGTTGTCGTTGGCCAGGTGGAGCGGCGGCGAGACGATGGATAGCGGCGGCGCGGACGCCCGGCGATCATCAACGGTCCAACTCTTCGGCAGACGGCCCGCCCGACGCAGGGCGCCGATGTGTCCCCGCACGGCGCGGGCGCTGCGCCCCAGCGCGGCTCCGATCTCCTGCGAGGTGCAGCCGTCGAGGGTCATGGCGACGACCCGGTCGAGGTCGCTTTCGGTGAAGGGTTGGGGGTTCATGCGGCGGCTCCTCGGTCAAACAGGTCGGTGGGGTCGTTGGCGGGCGGCGGGGCGTAGCCGAACTCTGTCAGCAGGGCGGGCGGGACGCGGCACGCCGGGTGGCCAGGGCGCGGCCCGGCGTCGTCGGACGGCCAATGGCCGTTCTGGCGGAACTCCCTCAGCCAGCGACGCCAGCGGTCGGCGTCTGATGGCTGGGCCCGGTCCAGCGAGGCCGCCAGCGCCGTCTTCGGCGCGCGCTCGATGGCGGCCGAGATCCAGTTCCGCCACGCAGCCCGCCAATCGGCGCAGCGCCGGTCGTTCTGCTCGGCGTGGTTCCGGAAACGCTCGGCCTGAGCCCTGACGTCGAGGTTCGCCCCCGTCGACCTGGCCTTGGCCTGCTGCTCGACGATGTCGTCGTCAGCCGGGAAACCAGCCGGGATCGGTCGGCTGGGCTTCCGCCGCGAACGGCCCTCGGGGGGTAGGGGGGTATTATCTACGCGGGTAGGGGTGGGTGGTTGGGGGGTCTGGGGGGAAGGAGGGAGGGGAAGGGAGGCCGCGTAACGTTCTGTCACGTCTTGTCCCGTGACAGTCACGTCCACGTCACGCGACCGTTGACGCCGTTTGCGTTCACGCGCGGCCTCCCGGTTGGCGTCCAGCGCCTTGCGCTCGGCCTCGATGGCTTCGACCGCGATCATGATCACTTCCGGGGTCGCGCCAGCCTCGACCAGCCGGCGCACGGTGTCGGCGAGGCTCATGCGAAGCTCCTGTCGGTGATGAGGTCGATCTCGGCCCGGTATTCCTGGGGCTCGGCGCCCTCGGAGCCGTGGCGGTTCTTGGCGATGATGACGTCCATCACCGTGCGCTTCAGGGCGACTTCAGCCTCCCAGAGCATATGCTGCTCGGACCCAGCCTTCGGCTCGGACTTCTGGAGGTAGTAGACCTCGCGGAAGGGGAAGAGAACGGCGTCGGCGTCCTGCTCGATGGAGCCCGACTCCCGCAGGTCAGACAGCATGGGGCGCTTGTCGTCGCGTTGCTCTACTGAGCGGTTGAGCTGCGACAGGAGGATGATGGCGATCTTGGCTTCCCGGGCGAGCGTCTTGAGGGCCGTGGTCATCTCGGCGATGGCGCTCGCCTCGTTGCGGCCGGCCAGGGCGGGGCGACGCATGAGCTGCAGGTAGTCGATACCGATGGCCGCCAGGTCACCTCGGCGCTTCATGGCCCAGACGGCGCGGGCGACGTCCTCCACGGACACACCGGCGCGGTCACGCAGCCAGAGGTTCCGCGGGATGCCGCCCTTCACTTCATGGAGCACCTGCAGGTCGAACGAGGTCAGCGGCGCCACCTTGGCGATGTCGGAGAAGCTGACGGGCTGGTCGTGCTGGGCCGTCAGGCGCGACAGGGCGCGGTCGTTCAGTTGGTCGGTGTCCATCTCCAGCGAGAAGCCAGCGAACAGGCGGCCAGGGTTCCGCAGGGCGGCGCCGTACAGCACGTTGCCGAGCAGCGCCGTCTTACCCATGCCGGGTCGGCCCGCCATCACGATCACCGAACCGGGCATGAGGCCGCCGAGGCGCTTGTCGATCGACGAAAGTCCGGTCTGGACGCCCTTGGGCTTGCCGGTGGCGACCTCGAGTTCCAAACGATCCATGCGCGCCTGAGCGGCGTCATGGGCGTTGACGAACATCGCATCTTCCGGGGCGGCGCCTCTCTCTGCCGCCTCCAGCGCGGCTCGCGCCTCGGCCACAGCGGCATAGCCGGTTTGTTCGGGGTTGCGGGCGGCCTGCATCGCTTCGGCGGCCATCTTGATCAGGCGGCGCCGGACGGCAGTGTCGGCGATCTGCTCGGCATAGGCGCGGGCATTGGCCGAGGGCGGGGCGCGGTCTACCAGATCGAACAGGTAGGCGAACCCGCCAAACTCGTTGAAGGCCGGGTCGCTGGCGAAGCCGGTCTGTAGCGTCGTCGGCTCAGCCAGCTTCCCGGCGCTGATCGCCGTGGCGATCGCCAGATACAGGCGCTGGTGGAACGGTTCGCTGAAATCCTCGTCCGTGATCAGGTCATGGACCTGCCGGTGGACTTCGTTGTCGAACATGAGCTGGCCCAGGACGGCCTGTTCAGCCTCCAGGTTCAGCGGCAATGCCGAGGCTTCGTCACGAGGGTCCATCATGCCGCCTTCTCCGAGAAGAGCGGACCGCAACGAATGGCTTCGGCACGAGCGACGGCGGCGTCGGCATTGCGCATCAGGAGGGCTGAGGCTTCGGGGTAGCGCTTGGCGCGCGCCTTCGCTTCACGACGGACGGTGTCTGCGTAGAACAGCTCGAATGCGATGAGGTCGCGCCTATTCATGACCCGTCTCGTCGTTGGCCGGCTTCATCTTGGAGAACAGGCGCTCGGCCTCAGCCGCAGCGACGGCCCGCCCCCGCTTGAAGGTGACGCACAGGTCCGAGGCGACGCGGTTGAACGCGGTCGCGGCTTCAACCTTCCCGGTGATCGGGTGCATCTGCTCTGCGATGATGTCGAGCATGTCGCGAAGCAGGGCGGCGCGCTCCGCAGGATTCTCGATGTCGTTGGCGGCAGCCATAACGATCCGGCGCGCCTGCATGCGTAGGAACAGGCTGCGGGCCGTGCGCGCGTCCTTGGTGGACTGATGCTCGCGGCGCCGGTCGATGCGATCGACGAGGTACTTCTCTCGTCCGCTCATCCGATCCACGCTCCGTTGTCGTTGGCGCTCATGGTCAGCTTCTCGATCTCGCTGGCGGTGATGGTGCGGACGGCGTCGATGCCGCCCATGTCGCGGATCGCGCGCATGGCTCCCGACAAGCGGGCGCGCTCGATCTCGATGTTCGTGGCCCGCTCGCGCATGGCGCTGATGGCGCGATCCGGCTTCATGCGACCCTGGCTCCATCCCAGAGGGTGGAGGCGGACAAGCGCCCTGTCGCCTTAAAGGCGCCGCGAGGGGCATACTCGCTCGGCGCACGGGTCCGCTGGGGGATGCCTGCCGAGGCGCGAGCGCGGTGGGCGGGGCAATAGCTGGCCGTGGTGACCGGCGCGTCAGGATCGGTTGGGGCGCCACAGCACATCTGGTCGGCGGCGCGTTCAGGTTCGCCGACCGGCCAGGCACACTGGAAGCGGCGACGCTCCATCAGGAGAATTGCCGTGTCGTTGGCCGGCACCTGGAAGTCCGCGATGATGCGAGCGCCTTGGGCTTTCTGCGCAACCCGGCGTCTCTCCGTCTCCGCCGCATTGACCACCTCGACCTTACCGAACGCGACGGCAGGGCGGTTCTGCGGGCCGGGCTTCGGCCGCTTCCGCGCGGCGATGTTCTGTACGATGGCGCCGGTCGAGCGGTCGCGCTTCACCTTCGGAGCCTTAAGGCCGACAGCGGCGGGCTTCTGGCGGTGCTCCTTCATCCAGCCGAGGCGGTGAGCCTTGCCGATGACGGCATTACGGGTGCAGCCGCTGCCGAGCGCCTTGGCGACCTCCGAGGCGCTTTTGCCCTCGACCACGTAGAGCTGCTTCATTTCGGGTTCGGCGGCCGGGGTCCAGTTGTAGGTCATGCCGCTTTCCTCAGGATGGTGGGGGAGATCTCGACGTCGACACCGGGCGTGGCGGCGTACTGCTTGCGAGCGATCAGGCTGACGACCAGGGCGTCATCCCGGAACGCGACCTTGTTGCAGCCGTCGAGGACGGCCTTCACGACGTTGTCGAGGTCCGGGAGCTTGGTCGGTGCCATCTCGCCCGACAGCATGGCCGCGCGCTTCTTGGCGCTGCTGGACGCCGCCGGGGTCATGCGGACAGTGATGACGACCGTCAGGGGCACGTCGAGCGGAGCCCGATCACCAAGGGCGCGAGATGCCGCCAGCTTGACGAGGTTCTCGTAGCTGGCGGTCCTGCTGTCGGTGAACATGCGAGCGTGCCCGCCGATGGTCGTGGCGCGGGGCCGGCCCTTACCGCGAGGGTCGCCCGGCACTGTAAAGGCCAGCCCCGACATCAGGCTGCGTCCTGCTGGTGTTCGGTGTCGTCGTCGTCGTCGTTTGCGACATCCTCGATGTCGATCTGACCGTCGTCGTTATCGTCGACATCACCGGCGGCGGCTGCAGTCGCCTTCGCTTCTTCCAGGCGGGTCTGGAACGCGCGGCGCACAGTGCCCTGGCCTTCTTCATGGCCCTCGCCATAGGACTGAGCGCAGTCGAAGGGGCAGTCTTCCGGAGGCTCGTTGGCCCAGCCGATACCGGCTATGCCGTGCTTGACGCCAAGCTGGCGCCACTTGAGCTGGATGCGGACGGGGTCGGGCGTGGCCTCGGTGCCGTACAGTTCCAGTTGGGTGCCGACGGGCTGCGCCATGGCTTCGGCGTAGTGATCGCTGGCGACGCGGTCGGCCTTGTATTCTTCGGGCGTCCATTCGAGCTTGCGGACTTCGTCGTCCAACTTGCCGAGGATGTGGCCCTTGGCCTTCAGGCCCTTGCGGAAGGCGCTGATCTGATCGTTCAGGGCTTTGCGTTTCAGGTTCCACTGCACCTGCTCGTTGGCGGCCATGCGGATTTCATCATGACTTGGCAGGCCGTTCGCGGGCGGCTCGTTCGGGATGCTGCCGACCGTTCCTTGGACGGCGGGATACTCGTCGTTGTCGTTGGCCATCTGGCCCTCCATCACGACCGCTCAACGGGGCGGTCAGTCCCGTTCGTTCACGCCGCGCGAAGCGGGGTAGGGCTGGCAGCCTCGATGGCGCGGCGAACGCCACGGACCCGTTCAAGGGCCTCTTCGGCGTCACGCTCGGCAGCCGCGATGGCGTCGAGGTCGTTGTTGGACAGGCGGCCGTCGGCGAGCGCCTCACGAACCGCGGCGACGACGTCCATGCTCTCCTGGGCCAGATCGAAGGCCAGTTCTTTCAGGCAGCCGGTGACCGGTGCCGGGCGACAGGCTTCGAACAGGACGGTGCTGTAGATCGCCTTGCCGCAGTGGCGCTCCAGATCGCCCATGACGTCGGCGGGCATGGTCGAGGGATCGTGCGGCGTCTGGTAGCTCGACAGGGCCGACTTGCGGACCCGGCAGGCCCGAGCGGCTTCCTCCAGACCTCCGCAAGCGTCGATCAGTTCGGCGGCGAGCCGGGCGTGTTCTCGGTGGCTGATCTTGTTCATGGACTGCGGATGTTCCGACGAGGTTTCCGGATGACCGTCAGCCGCCCTCAGGCGACATCAGGCGCGGGTTGTTCAGGAGAAAGCGATTGGTCGTTCGCGGCGTGCGGATGTTCAGCGGGCTTGCCGCCGAAGAAGGGGGCGAGCGTCCGCTGCGTGAGGTGACGCGCCTGTGCGGCCTCACGCTCGGCGGTGATCACGCCCCGCAGGATCGGCCGGTGCCCCCCGATCGCATCAGCCAGATACGCCAGGGCCGAAAGGGCATCCGGCTGGCGACCGTTGGCGGCCAGCGTCTGGATGTCTGCGACCATCCCGTAAACGGCGTCGGCGGTGCACAGCACCTCGACCGACAAGGGAAGGCGGACGGGTGAGAGCGCCATGTCAGGCGGCCTCTGCGGGCAGCTGGTCGTCGTTGGCGGCTGCTAGGTGCTTCTCGACCAGGGCGACGTCTTCGTTGATTTCGGCCGCTTTGATCTTGCCGCCTGTGAGCCGCTCCATATGCAGCGCCAGCCGGACGTTGGGCCTGCGCGCACCGCTCAGCACTTGGCTGGCGTAGGAGACGCTGATGTCTGCTGCCTTGGAAAGCGCTGTGGGGGTGAGTTCTGCCATGCGCCAAACTTTGCAGAATGCAAAGATTTTGGCAAGACGCGATGTTTGCAATCTGCGTGAGGACGTCAGCGAACGTGTTTTGCACAATGCAAACATGGCTAAGACCGCTGACGAGCGTGAACCGAACCACCTGAAGGCATGGCGCGAGTTCCGACACCTGACGCAGGAGGAGCTGGCCGCGCAGGTCGGCACGACTGGAGCTGTAATCAGCTTGCTTGAAAGCGGATCTCGTAAGTTGTCGCCGAAATGGCTTCGCGCCCTGGCGCCAGCGCTCGGTACCCGTCCTGGCTATCTACTGGATCATGACCCGAATGACGTGCCGACCGACGTCATGGAAATCTGGGGCGACATCAGCGACGAAGACCGGCCCGCTGCAATCAAAGCGCTTCAGGGCTTCCGGCGCACCGGCACGGGCGGATAACCCAGCCGCGGGCTGAACCTCGGGGGAGGGGTGATGAGAAGGGTTCTGATTCTGGCTGCAGCCATTGTTCTGTCGGGGTGCGCTACGCTGCCGCAGAAAGAAGCCGCGGTCGTCGAGTGCGAAGGCAATGCAACGGGCGAGATACGCAACTGCGTTCTCATCTCTCAGTCCATCGCCGGATCAGACTTTGGTCCTGCCGCAGTGCAGACCGCATCTAGGGGGGTGTTCCGCGGCTCGGCTCCAGACGGATGGCAAAAATTCCGGACGACGTTCCGTGGATGGCCGGAGGGTCCGAAGGCCGAAGGCTTGCCGGTGGGATGACCGAAGCCGAACTCTGGAAGCTGGCCGCCCAACCGGCGATCTTCGCCATCACCATGCTGGCGTTTCTGAAGGCTTCGTGGCGTGTGCGGTTGATCGCGGCGGCTGCCGGGGCGACTGCTGGTCTGCTTATCGGCCTGGTCGCGCTCTGGGCTCAGCGTTCTGGCGCGCCGTGGTGGCTGGGGTGGGGTTTCGCTGCGCCGCTGATCGCTTGGGCGGGATGGCGGTGGATTAAGCGGCGGCGTGAAGCCGGACGCATTGGATAATTGGGGGAGGGTTTAATGCGACTCGATTGGGATCTTTGCCGCGACATTCTTCTGGTCGTTGAGAAGGAAGACGTCGGCACTGGCGATGACATCAAGGTTGAACTTGATGGCCGCGAAGACAGGGTGATCAGCTATCATCTCAAGGCCCTCACGCAGGCCGGCTACGTCAAATGCGAGGTGATCAGCGACACTGAGGATGAATTCCTTTGGTATGTTCCTCAGGCGATGAACTATGCCGGCCACAAGTTTCTTGCGGGGACACGGGACAACTCGATTTGGAAGTCCGTTTTGAATAAGGCCACGGAGAAGGCAACCAGCGTCACCCTTGATACCCTTCTCGCGCTTGCGGTCGCCGAGGCAAAGCGCCGGATCGGCCTAGACAGCTAAAAGCTGGCGAGGGTAGGGGGGGGCGAAGCCTCGCCTGGAGGCTAGGCGGGATCGGGTGGCGGCCCCAAGTCGTTCGCTGGCTTCAGCGGCTTTAATCTCCAGACCTTCTCAAAGCTACAGGATGCCTCGGCATAGGCTCTGGCGGCGGGGCACAAGTCGGCGATGGTGGCCATCAACTCACGATGGAGTGTCGGTAAATCTAGGTGCGAGATTGGCTCATGGTGGGCCACACGATTTCTAAGGTCGAGCAGGCGGTCGCAAATGTCGTAGTAGGTCGCACGATCCGCCTTCTCGGCTCGAGGAAATATTCTCGAGGCGTTGAATTGCCAAGCGAATGGAAACTCATACCCTTGCTTCAAAAGAGCTACCCAAAACCCGGCTGATAGGTCTGCAACAATCGTGTCAGTTGCTGGTTTTCGAGAGTTTCTGGCGGAGCGTTGACGGTCCTTGGCCTCTTCCAATCTTCGCTTCTCGTTGCCCTTCAAAGTACGAAGGCAGACCTCGTTATGGGGCCATCCGTGCTTGTATTTCCAGATAAGGAAAGAGTTGAGTCGGTTTCGTAGAGAAACTTCCCATGTCTGTAATGGCATGTAGAAGCACTGGCACAGTTGTGCGTTCCAGTAATACAGATCAATGGCGTGGAACAGATCCCCATCTGCGGCCTTAAGGAAGCGCGAAAACCTTGCTTCGCTTATCGTTTCCCGAAAGGCCTTTACCCTTTCTTCATTTCCCAGAAAAATCGCTTGCATCCAAAGTCTGCTTCGTGCATTCCATCTGGGCGAGCCCTGGGAGACCGTAACTGCGCTTTGACGCACACGCCCTAGGGACAAGGTTTGAAGGGGCGGTCCAGCAATGGGCCGCCCTTTCTCGTGGGTATCACCGATTCTTCCCCCAACCAACGGTGTCCAGACCGCTCCACTGGGGCATCTTGGCAAGTTCCCGGCGCTCTCCAAACTCTTCGTGTAGCGCAGCCGTAGGAACGGCCGTCAGCCTGAGCGCTTGGCTTCCTGTAACCAAACAGGGAGAAGCCACATGACCGACGTCCAGCCCATCCAAGACGGCTCGGAAGACCTCAACCGCGACGAACCAGGCCGCGGCGAGGATAGTCTCCAGGAGCAAGCGAGACGTGAGGCTGAAAAGGCCGAGGGTGACGAACCCGACGAGGGCAGGGAGCGGCCGTCGACCACCCCGCCCATCGCAAACCCGGACTGATCGATCAAAACCCCGCTCCTCACAGGGCGGGGTTTTTGCTTCCCCCCTCCAAGAGGGCCGCCGCATCCGCATATTCCTTCGCGATCCGTTTGAAGCGTGTTCGGTCTGGCGCGAAGGGAGATAGTTTCGCCATTTTTTCGGCATCGCGCTGTAGGCGGCGAAGGTCGGTCAAGCTGTGATTTAACATGCCGGAGGGTATAGCCTGCGGATTTTTAAGTTCCAGCTCTTGTTCGTTAGTTTCCGCAGGAACACTTAAATGTGCTAATGTATTTTATCGCTGGCCGAATATTTGGGCGCTAGCGGCTGGAAGAGATCGGCACGAGCACGCCGCATACTCCCGCCTGCAGGCAGGAGCTGTCTTATGAATATCTACCGCATCTTCCGTTTTGGCCTCGCCAGTGAGCTGATTGGCGCGGCCGAGGTCGACTGCCAAACCGACGAATGCGCACTGACTGAAATGTCCGCCGCTCGGCATGCCGCTCCGGCTCTTGAGCTGTGGCATGGCCGGCGCCTTCTTCTGCGCACCGCATCGGCCGCCGCCTAAGATGGTCGCAATGGAAATCCGAAGGCGGGAAGCTGCTGCGCGAGCGGAAGTCTACGCCCCTAAGCCTACCGGCGGGCCCTGGCTGGCCGGGGGCTGCGGTGCGGTCGTGGCAATGGTGGTCCTGTACACGATTGCTGAAGTCTATGAGCTGCCTGTGCGGGCGAACCTGGCCATCGCGGTCCCGGTCGTGCTCGCTGCATTCGTGACCGTTTACCTGGGCTACCAGCGGGCCCGGGGCAGGAACCGGAAGGCACAGGCGGATGAAATGGAAAGAGGCCGATAGGCGCCGTTAGTCGTCGTCGTCCTCGTCTTCATCGTCGCCTTCGTCCTCGTCCGCTTCTAGGTCGGCGAAGACCAGCCGCATCTCGACCCGCACCTCATCCATCGTCTGTTGAGCCCAGGCATGCAGCGATTTGACCGTCTTCTCCGCTGACATGGCGTCAGCAGAGAACAACCGGTCCATGACGTCGGTCAGCGTCTGGTTGCGCCCCATGAGGACGCCGGCGCGGTAGATCGGATCGTCTGAAGGGTCGATGTCGTCTTCATCCGTGGCTCGACCATACCACCAAGGCATAATTTGAAAACGGCGACCCCTGAGGAAGCCGCCGTTCATCAAGAGCTAGTTGACCGAGACAGGGCCGCCGACGGTGACGGTCCAAGTGCCATCCAACTCGCATGAGCCCGTGGGGTAGGGCATGCCGCTGAAGTTACCCGGCATCGTACCAACCGTTTCCGCATAGCCGATGCCAGGCAACGAGGTGCTGTCCCAGGCTACCCTGATGGTGCCTTTGTCGCAGAAGCCGAAAATGCCGGTCAGCCTGATGTTGTTGATCTCGAACATGGGCATCGATCCTGGCGGGATCCGCTGGACCGACCATGGCAGGGCGGTTCCCACCACGGCGCCGCAGACAGGTGCGCCGGTCAGGCTAAACGAAGTGACGGCTCCGGTCATTCCGCCGCCAAACGCCACGATTGTCATTGTGGCGGTACAGAAGACCGGCGGGACGCCCGCTATTGAAAGGGTCGCCGGCCCACTGATCGTGAACGTGTGGGGCGCGGGGCTGATCTGGGCTTGGGAAGCGCTCGGCGCTCCGGCGGCTACAAGGGCGACCGCCAGCGCTGCGGCGGCGAGACTGAACTTCGACATGACGCAATCCTTCTGAAAAGAACGATGGTCTGCCACTTGTCTAATTAACAGCGACGTTAATCAAGGGGTGCAGGGATCGGTCGCCGATGTGTCTGCTGTCAGGGGCGCCCTTCTCCGCTAAAGGGTGATCATCCTTCCGGGGCTTAGCGGCTCGGCTCGTAGGACAATCCCCCCCGGATCTCCTCGCCGGGCCGTTTTGCTTCCCACATACGAAAACGGCGGCTCCCGAAGGAGCCGCCGCTGACGTCTTGGACCTTGCCGGGGATCATTCGCCCTGAGCGATCGGCTCCAGCAGGAAGGTCGGCACTTGGATCGTCAGGTTGGCGTTGGCCGGGTTGTCGCACTGCTTGTCGTTGTAGAACGACATCAGGTGCGTGCGGCGCTGCTCAACCAGTTGCTGGGCGTCGCGGGCGTTCAGGTAGTTGCCGGCGGCTGCGGGCCAGAACAGCAGGACGGCTGCGACGTTGGCGCCGTTCACGCCCTTATCGCTGTCGGCATCGCGCTTGATGGCGTCGAGGCGAACGAACTCTTCCTTGAGCTGCGTGCAGGTCATGGTGCGGTCGCCGGGCTGCATGACGCTGACCTTTTCGGTCGTGGTGCAGGCGGTCAGAGCCAGGCCAGCGCAGAGCGTGGCCGCGATTGCGGTCTTCTTCATTGGATCCCCCCAGGATCGATAGTACGCCCGACCCTCCGTCGAGCGATAACGACGGCATATCACGACGCTCGCTAAAGTCGAGTAGGGCTGAGCGCGGCTAGCGTTCGCAGCCTACGCCGTCGCCGTCACGGTCCAGATGGCGGCCGTAGCCGGGCTCGCCGCGACGAACGGGTGCAGCGCCGGCAGCTCGAGCTGCGGCGCAGTTGGCGAAGGCGCCACCACTCCGCGATCCTGATCCGTTGCTCGAGAAGCTTTGAGGTCGGGCAGGGGCTGAGCGGCTCTGGCTGCCTCGGTGGCAGTGGTAATCACCGGTCTTTCGGTTGGTGTGACAGCCCTCGGAATTCAGGCCGCCAGGATGGGCCGCGGTCATCGTCGGCATGGCCAAGGTTGCAGCCGAAGCCGCGATTGCCAGAAATCTCATTCGCCCCTCCCCAGGTGACAGGCCAGCTAGCCCGCAACTGGAGCGGGTGTCGAGTCAGGCGGCTTCTTCGTCCGCCTCTCGCTCTGCCATCGGATCGATCTGGGTCCAGGTGTCGCCGTCGGCGCTGCAGTCGATTTTGAAATACTGGATCTCGTCGGGCGGGGCGGGGTCGATGCCTGGCACTTCCCCGAACGTCTCCAGCATCTTGGGCTCCTCCCATAGGTCGATGTCAGGGTAGCCGTCGACCGAGAAGACAGCCACGCCCGGCGCTCCGGTCGCCAGTGCGCGCCCGCCCTCGACAGCTCGCTCCCTGTTCAGGAACTGATGCACCTCGCCGCCCTTCAAGCGTCCGCGTCGGGGCCAGAAGGCCTGGGCGCAGTAGATCGTTTTCCGGGCCATTCTGGCTCTCCTTCCCGTCCATCGTCGTGTTAACGAATCGCCGTTCGAGCGGGAATGTCGAGTCTGGTCTGGAAGGCGTGCGTCCGGGTTTGACGCCGGCAGCCAGCAACGCCTTTGCAAAATGCAAAGAAAACCGTTGACGTTGATATTTGCAGAATGCAAAGTTCTCCCATCACCGGGAGACGAACCATGTCACTCAAGACCGAAACCACTGCCCAGACGACGGCCGCCAATGACGACGCGCCGAAGCTGAACCGCCGCCAGGCCGCCAAGGTCGCGACGCGGGCTAAACTGATCGCCTCAGCGCGGAAGCTGTGGGCTGAGCCGGGCACCTATGAAGCCATCGGCATCCGTGAGATTTCCGCTGCTGCGGGCATGTCCACTGGCGCCATCTTCGCCAACTGGAAGGGCAAGGCCGACCTGTGGCGCGAGGCCATGGGCTTCGAACCGCCGGTCGATAGCGAGGCTGTTCGGGCTGCTCTGAAGGCCCAGGCCGACGCCGACGTTCGGATGGCTGCGTGATGGCGTCCGCAACCTTCACCCCCGGCGAAGCCGTCCTGATCCCCGCTCGCGTCATCCGCCCTGCTGGCGCTGGCCTCGGCGAATGGGGCTGCATGAGCATCGAAGACGGCTGGAGCAGCTACTCGATCGACTTCGTCGGCGACGCCGTGATCCACGGTCTGGCGCGCGGCGTGATCCTCGCTCCCTCCCACGCCGGGGCAGGTAAGTGGGACGTGCAGGTTGAGAACGGGCTTGCTGGCGTCACCGTCACCGTTCCCGGCGACATGCTGGCCTCCGCGCTCGAGCCTCTTCGGAGGGCTGCGTGATGCCGCGCCCGAACACCATCCCCGCAACCTGCAAGGCGCGCGCTTTAGCCGAGGCTTTCATCGGCATCGCAATCGATCTGGGCCGCGCCGACGACGATACGACTGGCGTCTGGGCCGACGGTGTCCGCCGGCAGTTGGCTGAAGCCGAGGAGCAGATCGCCCGCCTGAAGTTCGAGCTGAGCAAGCTCCCGACCTCTGAACGGAGGGCCGCGTGATGCGCCACGTCTCCACCATCATGCCCGACGTGCTCTCCAACCTCGCGGGCGCCGCCAACGTGGACCTGTCGTTGGTACAGCCGACGCGCCGCCCGATCTTCGTGGTCGAGGGCGCCAAGGTTCTGGACCGCCGCACCCGCCGCTGGATGACGGTGGATCAGGCTACGCAGGAAATGCTGCGCCTCGCTGGGGAACTGGCTGCTGCCGAAGACCCCGGCCTGCTGATCCCGGTCGTCAATGCACTGGCCTGGGCCATTCGGGACGCTCGGGAAGCCGAGAACGACCCGCTGCCGCCGGCGAGCATGGCGAGGGCAGCATGAATCGGGAACGTCGCACTGCCGTGAATAGGCTCTTGGAGCAGCTCGTCGATATCCGCGCAGCTATCCAAGGCTTGGCTGATGCCGAGCGAGACTCGCTGGAAGCTCTTCCCGAGAGCCTCCAGGCGTCACCGCGCGCCATGAAGTTGATGGAGAGCGAAGAGGCGCTTCAGAGCGCAGCGGACCACGTCGAAGAAATCACCGCCTTCTTGGTCGAGGCGGCCGCCTGATGCGCCGCGCCCTCGAGAACGGCGCCGCCCTGGTCGCCTGCATTCTTTTCACCGTCGCCGTCGCGATCTTCGCCGGCGCCATTGCTGAGCCGAGATGGCCATGAACCGCGAAGCCTCCACCGATTATCAGGCCGTCAACCGCGTCGGCCGGGTCGTGAAGACCTTCTCCGACGTCGAGATCGGCCGCGTCTGGGTCTGTGAGAACGCCGCCGTCTACGGCCACCTCGAACTGCTGGAGGTCGAGATCGTCGTCACCACGCGTCGCGTCTATCGGCCGCGTCCGAAGCCCATCCAGACCTTCAACATTCCAGCCATGGGAGCGGTGGCATGACCCTGCACAACCCCCTGCCCATGCCCCTGTCGGGCAAGATCAGCGAGCCGGGCGTCTATGCCCTGCCCATCGAGGTCTATCACGGCCAACCGACGGTCGGCCCGTCGATCAGCTCCAGCGGGCTGCGGACGATCTGGAGCCAGAGCCCGGCGCACTACTTCGTCGACAGCGCCCTGAACCCGAAGCGGGCGCCGCAGACGGATCGTCCCGCCTTCGCCCTCGGCCGTCTGGCGCACAAGCTGCTGCTGGAGGGCAGGGAAGGGCTGGACGCTGAGTTCGTCACCCGCCCTGAGCAATGGTCGGATTGGCGCACCAAGGACGCGAAGCAGTGGCGCGACGACATGATTGCGGCCGGCAAGACCGTCATCACCGAAGCCGACCTCGCCGCCGTCACCGGCATGGCCGAGAGCCTGGCCCGTCACCCTCTGATCTCGATGGATCGCGGCATCCTCGACGGCTTCGTAGAGCGCTCGCTGCTCTGGAAGGACGACAAGGCCGGCGTCTGGCTCAAGAGCCGACCCGATGTCATTCCGAGCGCCTCGGGCCTGTTCTCCGACCTGAAGACGACTGCCAGCGTGTTGGATAGCGACCTAGAGCGGTCGCTCTCGGACTGCGGCTATCACATGCAGGCGGCCCTCGTCGGCATGGCCTCCGAAGTCGTCCTCGGCCGCCCGATGGAGGAGTTCGCCCTCGTCTGGGTCGAGAAGGCGCCGCCGCACTGCGTCCGCGTGACCGTCCTGACCGGCGAAGACCTCGACCGGGGCCGCCAGCAACTGCGCCGCGCCATCGACCAGTTCGCTGAGTGCGTGGCTACGGGCGAATGGCCGGGGCCGGGCGGATCGCGCCGCGATGCCGAGTACCTGACCCTCCCGCCGTGGGCCGCCAAGCGCATCGACGAGCGCCTGGAAGTGATCGCGGCCGAGGCCAACGACAACCTTCCCCAGACTGAGGCTGCCTGATGGTCGCTGACGGACAAGAACTCGTCGGGCGCATCGTCCAGACGCCGACCCGCCGGGGCCGGATCGTGGTGGCCAGCAGGATGCTCGACTTCGCCCTAGTCGAGGTCATCGACGCCGAGGATCGACCGACCGGCGCCCACGGCTTCCTCAACACCCTGAAATCCATCTACGAGGTCCACTGACCATGAACGCCGTCACCACCCAACCGCGCCCGCAGATCATGGCCGGCGGTCAGGTTTCCGCCCTGGTCCCGCAGTCGCTCGACGAAGCCTTCCGCGTGGCCAGCGCCATGGCCGCTTCGGGCATGACCCCCAAGGGCGTCGACAAGCCGGAACAGGTGCTGGTCGCCATCATGGCCGGCGCCGAACTGGGCTTCGCGCCGTTCCAGGCCATGCAGTCGTTCGCCGTCATCAACGGCAAGCCGAACATCTGGGGCGACGCCCTGCCGGCGCTGCTCTGGTCGCGCGGCTTCAAGATCAAGGAGTGGTTCGATAACGAGGACGAGCCAACCAAGGCATTCTGCAAGATCACGCGCCCCGATGGCGACGAGATTGAGCGCTCCTTCTCGGTGGGCGACGCGAAGAAGGCCGGGCTGCTCGGCAAGCAGGGCCCCTGGCAGCAGTATCAGAAGCGCATGCTCCAGATGCGGGCCCGCGCCTTCGCTGCCCGTGACGGCGCCGCCGACGTCCTGCGCGGCATGCACGTTGCCGAGGAAGTGCAGGACTATCAGCCGATCACGGTGCGTCGTGTGCCGACCGAGGCGCCAAACCTCGCCGCCCGCCTGTCGGCGCCGTCCGACGCGCCACGCGAAGGCTTCAGCGCCGTCCACGGCCTCGACCCCGACGACACCATCCCAGATTTCGACGCGGAGACACCCTCCGACGCCGCGTCGAATGAGCCCGCGTCCGATGGCTCCCCCCCAGCCGCGTACGGACGCGGGCGACACCTTCCCCGGCGATCTCCCGGCCGCCGGAGAAACGACAGCCAGCGGCGCTGAGGCCAACGCCCTTGAAGAAACGTCGCTGGCTGTCGACGTCATCGCCTGGGCCGACAAGCTGATCGACGATCTGCCGTTCCTGCGGCCGGAGCAGATTTGCGCGCTCGAAACCGACCGGAAGGAGCTGGCGAAGTTCGCCGTCCTGAAGGCCACCGACATGGCGAGGGCGCGCGAGTTGGAAGCCGCCATCCAAGCCGCGAAGGAGGGCTGAGGCATGAAGCCCGACCTCTCCGCCCTCCCGGCGCCCGACCGCTCGACCGAGAAACGCGTCCCGCTGACCGCCAAGCAGCGCGCACAACTGGCGCTGGACCAGAACGGGCGCTGCGGCTGCGGGTGCGGTGAACGCCTCGACCATGCCCGCGAAGGCACCATCGACGAGCACATCGTCGCTCTGGCCCTCGGCGGCACCAACGCCCTGTCCAACCGCGCGATCTGGCGGAAGCCAGGCTCGGCCGTGAAGACGGCGATGGACATGGCCTACATCGCTCGGGCCAAGCGCCTGGCTGGTGAGACCTGCCAAGGCGAACCCGTCCGCAAGCTGCAGGGCAGGGGCTTCGGCTCGGTGACCCGGAAGCTGGACGGCACCATCGGTCTAACCCGTCGCGCCGCGCGCGCCGCCCGAACTGAAGCCGCCAACGACGCCGCCCCCACCTCCACCCGCCACCAGGAGCCCCTTCCATGACCGTCTCAGACGTTCTGAATGAGGGGCGCGCTTGCATCGAGTGCGGGTCTCAGGCGCATCGTTTGTCGGATGGCCGCGAGGCATATCCGCATCGGGGGGATCTCCACGCCAAGCCGTTCTGGTTTTGCGGATGCGGCGCCTTCGTCGGTTGTCATCCTGGAACGACCAACGCTCTCGGCGCACCCGCCGGGAAGCGGACCAAGCGCGGGCGGACTGACGCGCACAAGGCCTTCGACCGAATCTGGAAATCTGGCGATATGACCCGCAAGTCAGCCTACGCATGGCTT